ACTGTACGGATGCTACTAGGGATGACCTAGTAGCATCCGTTTCTATGTATGTTTCAGTCATATATACTTTAATTGATACTACTACCAGTATCATCTTAACCAGGAGACTATATGAGTACTTTAAAAGATTATATCAAAGCCCTATGTGATGCAGGGTATGATAATGAATACATTCCCTCTGACCCAGAAACGGGCATAGCGATCAAACTAGATATCCCTAATGACATGCATGGTCGATGTCTGTTGGCAGTAAGTCCGTCTAACCAGATAACATTGCAAATCGCAGTGATCAGAAATGAAGCCGTTTTATACAGTACCAGAATCCCGGATCCTACTCCATCACAGCTAATCAAAATCCTTCGGGAAGCAGAGCTCTTCATCGCAGCTACCACTGATACTACATTAGAAAGGCATTCTAAGGTACGGACTGACACCATTCACCATCAGATCGATGGGCAGTATATGCTACACCGAACAGTCGATTATACACATCGATATCTGTTCCAGATCGACCTTGATGCCTCTAATGTCAGTATCAAAGGTTTTACTGAATGCTACACTACAGATGATGCATTAGTACTATCCGGATACGGCGTGGCTGAAGCAGTCCGTATGTATTTGAATCACCATGAGATGGGATTCGATGCAGGATTTGAACTAATCCAGGTACTATGAGAGTACTGCCGTCAGTATCATACGAGCTTAGCGATTCCTAAGCATAGATCAGGAGTATCCCAACATGACCTCATATCGAATATTCATCACCTCTGACTGTGAGATTCAGATCCGTAACAAAGTACGCGGTGATGCTAGTACCCGTACACCTCTGACCAAACGTAAGTTCGCATCTGTCGTAGATGCTGAAACATGGTTAGTTGCACTGGATATCAATGCAGTCAAACCTGATACATTGCGTAAAGCACTGATTGGCTACAGTAGCCGGATGAATCGAGAATACATCCGACCCTATGCACTGGATGTGGAAGTCCCCAGTACTGCAGATATCTTAGCACTGCTACCACACGCAGTAGCAACACCTGATGGATCTATGATCCAGCATCGTAGTACCAAATACCACATCCAGTGCAGTAAAGCGACCTCTGCATGGGATATCGCTATATGTGATGACTCTGATACGGCACTGTCTGAACACCGTGGTGTACGTGATCCTGATAGACTTAAATGGATCGTGGCACAGTACATAGCAGCATGTGAGGCAGGAGATCTGACTTTTCATATGGTCCGTGATCACTATGTTGCCATGGGTACTGGGTTCACACTCAACGCTGGCAACGTATTCAGTACCCGTGATCCTGCTGGAGGATCATGTATACTAACCCCGATGGATAACGGAACATGGCAGACTGAGTCTGGTGCCATCCTACGTAACCAAACGGATCTAACCCACTACACTGAGAGGATGATATGATATCCACTACTACCCGTGATGATGCTGTCGTAGCATTCATCTCCCGACTACTGGCCCGTACTAGCGCTGACACGTTAACATGGACTTCAGGTACATCAAACCATCATGATGTCTATACTACTGTATCTGATAGCATCAAATATCAGGTACATGATGGAGCTAAACCGTCAATCAGTATCATCAAATCCCTCGACGGTGAGGAGATGATATCGTTTGATATCCCAAACCGAGGACTGAGTGCCGATTTATGCGGAGCTATTAGACACTACATAGAGGTACGTCGGGTGGTTCACGAAACCGCGATGTTGAACTCATTGCTACCCGATGCACCATCGATCTCATCAGTACAGTTCGCTCCACGTGAGATCGTTGCTGTAAAAGACACCCGTGACACAGAATGGATGTTGATGTACTATCTTGAGACTACAGCCGAAGGCACTATCATCTGTGCTAACGGCATACAAGAGCTCTCGGACTGGGATCTCATCAAACCCATATCTGATCTTACGTCAGATGAAATCGCCATCATGCGTAAATACGATTCCGATGATGCACCACTAATGGCTGCTCTGATACAACTTAAAAACAAATGATGCTATCATACTCCTACTGATCATGACGATCAGTAGGAGTATGTACGACGTCGCTATAGGAGATACCCACATGAGTTTCAAGATCTATTTAAATGGTTCTAACATCGCCATATCAAAAGATGTACGAGGTGTACAAGGCATGGTGTTGTCCGCTGTATCATTTGCATCAGTAGCAGATGGTGTAGCATGGCTGCGTGTACATCCAGCTGCACATCTAGATGATGTGTTTGGGTATGCTATCAGACGATATCTACGTCGTCATACTGAGATGTCCGTAGCGCCGTATGCATTGGATACCATGCTGGCAGATGACATCGTTGCAGTGTCAGTTGAAGCACCGGTCCCAGTCGAGGATGCCACTGCACCGGTCGAAGATATGGCGCTACCAGTGGCAGAGCTAGTACCTGAAGTCATCGAAGATGTGCTACCATCAGCACCCGTAGTCATCCCGGTTACAGTATTCGAACCTATGATGATCACGGTGACACATACAGAACCAGATCCTGTACCGGTAGAACCAGTACGTCCTACACCATCTCCGTACATGATGCCAGTGGACATTACATCTGCTAGTACCGGTACTCGAGTACAAGAAAGACGTATTCGTAAATACCAATCCCCACGTCCTACTACTGCACCAGTCATACCTGAGCTGTACGAGGACTACTATGACGATGCTCCTAAGCAAGTCAAAACCAAAGAACGAGCTGATCAGTACAGATGGTCAGCTAGATATAAAATCTAACCAGGGAGTCTCACCATGATACATCTAATACTATCTCAAGATGAACTAGATGCATTGTATACATGTATCCATCGTGTACGTGTTCAGGAATGTTTACTAGGATCTACCCAAGATGTAGATCTTAATGATCCCATCACAGCAGATGCACATGACGCGTACCATCATGCAGCTATTGCATTAACAGCACTGCAACGGACCGGTCCGTCAGCGCCAGTTAAACCTACCCCACCTGCACGGGTAATCGTCAAAGAAAGTCTATTTAGATGACATTCACCCCACATCCGCTGCCATGTACATGCATGGCAGCATGCTCTTTTAAACCATACTAGGATCCACACACATGAAAAACCCTACCATCCAAGACTTTAATAAAATGTTGATTAAGATCAATGCTAAATTCAAATCAAAGGCATCTCCATACTGTCAACGGTATCTAGATACAGTATGTACACTACGTAGAGCGCTTAGTATCGTAGAAGTAAAGAACCTCTATACACTCTGGGCATATGAACTCCATCGAGATCTATACCCTATGCTGCCTGTACAGGACAGTATCCTATATACCCATAGTGCTGAACATCTAGATGCTCTAGAGCAAATGGGTAACACCGGGACTAACGTCTTATCATGGTCTTTAAGCAAAAACATCTATCGGCTCGATGATGATTTGTTTCAAATCCTATCTAATGATACAGATAAAATAGACTCTATCAGTACAGATGTGCTGTCCCAGTTGCCTGAATATGGCCTTGCTATGTATGCACCTATGATGATAGATGATGTTGAAGTTTTAGGGTTCATAGTGAGCTATATCGATGAGTATCTAAACATAGTCGTCATACAGAAAGAGCATAAAGAATATGTCACACAGTGGTTTGGATATAACGTGTCTTTAGATGACTTTGGGTCATTCATGGAATTGATGGCAGATAAAGAAGATCCTGTGCCACTTATAACCCTGAAAAGGATTCTACCATTGATTCTATACGCCTGCTCTGAAAACTTCCGTACTGGTACTAAACCATCTGACAGCATACGTGGTAAAGTTAAAGCACGTCCAGGTGCATTCGTACCTCCGTCGCGTACTACGATACGTTTAGTAGGACGGGATACTGGTGATGCTATTCGTGCCTTCAATATCCAGTCACGTACATATCAAACTGACACTGGTCGGACTGTGCGTCCTCATATCCGTAGAGCGCACTGGCACACATACTGGTGCATGGTAGAAGGTACAAAACAGAGAGTACTGAAATTCATTCCACACACATTTGTTAACGTCAAAGGAGATTAAACACCCATGTCACAAATCGAAAGCATCACCCAAGAGACGTACCGTATATTCGGTACGGTATATCTAAACGGACCTACAGAAGCCGATGCACTAGCCCTGCAACGTGTAGCCACTTGTATCGAAGTCACGCTGTCCGGATACACAGCTAAAGAGTATCTTCGCGCGTATCATTACACTCAGGATACTGTGTCTAGAATGCGTCATGTGATGCGTCTAAAGGAAGCATCCATGTGCCAGCCGCTAGTAGATGAAACACTGGAGTATCTGATTGATTCATTCAGAGACCTCAATGCGGTGCTGTTGTCACTGCAAAGTAAAGATACATAACCTACACCACCCACCTTGGCCATGTCGGTCAAGGTGGGTGTATGAGGCATGTCATTTTTTGATCTCAACCGAGCTTGAACAGATCATCTGACGCATTGGATGCGGCTGATGGTAGTCGTTTGAAAGATGAATCTTCTTCATTGATGTCCGATGGGATTGGGGACTTAGCTGGGAACCGATACATGAAGTATTTATCATCTTCATCGATGATCGGACCACCACGGTGTTTCTCTTTCTGTATCGTAAAGTACGTTTCACGCTGATGTTTAAACAGATGGATGAACAGACCGACATCATAGATCTGATCGAGTGCTTTAGATCGTTCGAAGAACCCTCGGTTAGCAACGATCTTGACGAACTCAGATTCTGGAGTACCGTTACGTAACAGCATCTTAGCTTCAGTGGAGAGCTGATGTGGGTTGATACATAAGATCTTACGAGCTGAGCAGAAGTTCCGTATACGGCTAAAGAGCTCACATAGATCTGATCCGATAGCACCTGATCCAGCACATCCTGCTGTAGAGATCTTAGATAGATAATCTAAAGCGAGGATCTCAACTGCATACCCCATAGATTCATACGTGATGATCTGGTTACAGATGCTTTTGTATGTCCATTGATTGGGATCGACACGCATCATCTTGATATGGAACCCGTTGACTTGTAGTTTCTCTTTGACGTATTTAGCCATGTCTGATGTAGACAACTGTGCCAGTGCGTCTTTGTTGACATGTTCACGAGTCTCATCGTATTTCAAAGCTTGGTACATGTATTGGAGGTTAACGTCTAGATCGTCTTCAAATGAGATCCTCAACAGCAGTGGCTTTTTAGTAGGATCGATCGTGAAAGGCTGGTTGAACCTAGCGAAGTCCATGAACAGCGACAACGTGAAACCAGTTTTGTTTTTATGTTGTAGTGCACCGATGTTGACGAAGTCTCCTGGTCTGAACCCACCGCCCATCGCATGGTTTAAAGCTTGCAGTCCACATTTATATAGACGTCCACCGGTGTTGGTTTGTTTGACGTCATTGAATACTTTCTGCATAGATGCGTCGTCACCGATATCGAGATCACCGATCACGGCTGGATCTACAGCGTCACTAGAGACCTGCAGGACTTCTAAACGGGCGATGAGGTCTTGTACGTATCCGTTGACGTCTTTGATTTTCTCACGGTTGAAGGTGATATCAACGTTAGCATGATGGATGATCTGTTGGATCTGCCGTTCTTTAAAGTAGTTCTGGATGGACATTCTCGTGTTGAGTACAACTTTCCGAGTGCGTTCTGGACTCAACCGATCATCAATGCCTTGCTCGATGCCGCTATACAGTGTGTCGTGATCTCCGATATTGATTCTTATTCTTTGGAGGAGTTCTAATCGATCATACTCATGTGACGGTGGCAGATCGCACATGTCGAGTGTGGTAGATTTGAGACCTAACACAGCTTCTCTAATGGTAGACAACCCCCCTACTCCTACTTCTGATACTTTAACTGAGTCTAGTACAGTACGTACTAGGTCTGCTGAGTTTTCATTTTGATCTACGAGTCGGGACTCTTGATACAGCAATGTAATGCATTTGGCTAATAGTACTTTGTTATCCATGGTATGATGTTTCCTGATGCTAGGTGGACGGAGTCTATACCATAGAGGACTGACTATATATTTTCATAGGAGATTCACAGATGTCATCCGTCCTACCCACCCCCACATCGCTATATATCATACCAGGATGGATATATGCTGCCATGATGAGGAATAGATTTAATATTATAGACGCTGCAGAATACGCTCGTCTACGCAACGTACTATCAGTGCAGTCTTTAGCTGAGGTGTTTTACATCAACTCATCCGACCGTAGTAACCCGTTGGCATGGCTGTCATCAGGATCAGGTGCTGTAGATCTACCTCAGACATATCAAAATGTTCGAGCACTAACGCCAGCTGAGACTACAGAGATACATAGTACTATATATCCTATGTCTAAGAGTACTGAGATCGTGCAGTCAGTCTGCAGTCGACTAGCGTCAGATCCCTCCGACATGATCCCTCCAGGGTACCGAATCATCCATACTAACACATCTTTGATTTATGTTATAGTGGAAGCTGGCTTTAGTACTGCGTGTGAGTCCCCTGAATACCTGTTACAGGTAGTGAAGGATTTACTCATTGCATGCTATCGAACTGACACACTGGCCCGAACATCTTACAGCACTATCTTTAATAAATACCTCCAGCTATTGAAAGCTGGTATCTGATCTACCCACACCTACTCAAAGGAAATTCCAGATGTCTATCTACGGTAACCGCAATACATTGCCTACGCAAGTAAACGCTTTAGTTCATAAACTAGAAGAAACTATTAACGGCTCACAACTTTCTACGTCACAGAACGCTAAATGGGCAACATCATTAGAAAGCATTGATGACTCTGCTAGACAGTCTTTGTCAATGGCATTCCAAGATTTGACTGTTTCGATCGAAACCATCGCACGTGAACTCAACCTTGAAGGTCGTTTGACAGAAGCACAACGTGATGCTGGCGCTATCGCGGGCATTTTGTCAGGTGACTACAAACGCGTCATCGGTCGTAAACCTGAATTCAACGCAGTATCAACTGAAAGCATGGCCGTCGTACAGCCCTTCGGTTTGGATGATGCTATGTCAGAACGTTCATTCGCTTTAGAAGCTTATGATGAACGTGAAAACCGTAACGCTACGATCTACTCAATCGCATACAACATGCAAAGTGCACGTCAAGATGAATTCGGTGAGACTTTCTTCCCGACTTTAGTCGTGACACCTGATAACGTCGGCTTCGGCGTGACTGTGAACTTGATGATGGTATATGATGGTATCGAACGTAAAATCACTGGTTCATTCGAAGACTTCAAAAAGAAAAACATCATCCGTGCTGTAGCTGATCCTACTGTGTTAAAGAAAGAACAAACACGTGTGATCCCAGTACACCGTGCACAAGCTGCTGACAAATTCGTAGCACCTGCAATCGTACCTGCATACCCAATCATGTTAGAAGGCGAGTCAATCACGACTGCACCTTTAGCTGTTGGCCGCAAGATCGATTTGTTAGGTATCTCACAAACTGGCACGTTGTTGGCTGCTGGCATCATGGACATGACTGATGCATTAGATCCTAGCGTCAACCTCCAAAACGTATACGTGAAAGTCGGTGCAGACGTGTTGAAAATCAACACTACGAACTTGCCATATAGCAACTTCACTTACAGCACACAAAACAACTACCGTATGATGACGTTGAACTTCTCAACAGCATCTGTGTTAGTCACTAAATCAACTCGTAACGCTGATGGTACACCATTAGTAGATCTAGTAAGCGTAGCTAACAATGATTTGATGGTACGTTTAGAGTTGAAATTGAGTGGATCAGTCAACATCGAAACAGGTGAATGTGAAGTCTTTGCTAACGCTGTACGTGTACACTCAGTCACAGATTCATCAGGCAATCTGTTAGACTTAGCTGCTGCACCTGCTGCACCTTTAGTAGCTACTGTAGACGCTGGAACGATCGAAGGCTATGATGTATCAGCATTCCGTACTAACGTAAACAGACGTCAACGCGGTCAGCTCATCGATGTCACGAAGTTCACTCAGTTGTATAACGTACCATTACGTAGCCCGATCACTACGATTCATCCAGTGAACACAGATGGTCAAACAGATGCATCTGACGTTCAAGCGTTGATCACTGCTACTCGTATCCGTACATCAAACGAAGCTGTTACGAGTTTGTTGAATGCTACCAGTTTGCTTCGTGACTACGTAGATGCTCGTGATGTGACTGGTATTGGTCCAGACATCTTAGGTGTAGGTCGGTTCTTCGTACGTCCTGTGTTCTTTGAAGAAAGCATCGACGTAGTAGACATCGTGGACTCATTGACTTCAACTGATCGCCCTGGGGACTTGCAACAAGCATTAGTAAACAAAATCCGTGACTATGCATACCAAATGTACCGTGATTCAGAATACAAAGCGGCTGCAGATGCATTGTCTGGTGGTATCGCTCCAGTACCTGTCGTCACGATCGGTACTGACCCAGTGATCTCTAGATACTTAACAGTATCAGGAGACCTACGTACGTTAGGTAATGACTTCGATGTTCGCATCGTAAGCACATTAGACCGTCGTGTGAAAGGCAAGATCTTCATCACATTCGGTGTGTTCGATGAAACTCGTAACACTACGCCAAATCCATTGAACTTCGGTAACATGGTATGGGCTCCTGAGTTGGTATTGACTGCTAACATCTCACGTGGTGGTACGATTTCGAAAGAAACCGTAGTACAACCTAGATACCTCTTCGTGACTCATTTACCAATCATGACTGAGCTCACGATCAGCAACATCCCTGATGTCATCGGTCGCGTAGCTATCCGTACACATCAAGTTTAAACCGTACTGATCTGCATACACCCTACAGTGACTACGGTCACTGTAGGGTGTAGTCATACTTACTATATAAGGAATACCAACATGATCATCGATCCTACTAAATACACCATCACTGACCTAGATACATATGTATCAGCTACAGATCTAGAAGACTGGACACATACGATGTCTCAGGGTATAGATCTAAGCAGTTTTATTACACCTGACGTACCATTTGCTGCGCCGGTATCACCGGTACTAGTGACTGCCCTCCCTAAATGTCAGTCTGGAATGACAGACCTGGGGCTATATAACGTAGCTGTGTTGGTTACTGATCCTACGATATATAGCATCATCGGACGTACACCGGCTGGAGATCTGTTAGCTGTAGAGATACCACGTGCTAATGTAACTCGTACGGCTGCTTTGGCTTTAGGGCTGTTACAGTTCGTCCAACGTATTCGTGATGGGGTATATGAAGATCCATCTGAAATCGATCCAGCAGCACACTCGGCACAAGATCTAGCTGACGCGGTACTGGCTCAAGGTCTGGTCCACACCGTCCCATCTGATGCTGATGCAGAGTATTTGACTGAAGTGATCCAATCGGTAGTATCGACATCAGATCCACTGTCTGCTGACACTATAGCTGATTTACAGGCACTAGTAGCAGAACCTACCGTGTCAATCGATGGTATCATAGAAGCTGACTATAGCATGGTTGATTAAATTTACAGATGGTATGACTCAAGGCATCCCGTCTGGGTCATACCACAACAAGGAAACACAATCATGTCTATTTTAACAGCAGTCATTGGCAGCATGGGTGCAGGTGTAGCAGCTACAGGCTTCGCTGCACCATGGTCAGCTGCTACCGTGATCGGTACAGCGTGTGCAGGCGGTTACTACGCCGGTCGGATCATCGATGCAGGTGTCACATATGCGTTGATCGTATCACCTAAAGCTAGTGGTCAGAACGGTAACGCTACACTCGCATATAAAACTACTTCAGATGCAGCTCCAGCTGCAGCACGTACTTTAACCAACGGTCTAGCTGCATCGACAGCTATGAACTCAGCGGCATATCCAGCTGCACAGTACTGCCGCTCACTAAGCATCAACACCTATAGCGACTGGTATCTACCAGCCCGTGATGAGCTCGAGGTGCTATACCGCAACCTCAAACCCACCACTGGAGCTAACCATGTGGCTGCCGCATGGCGTACTAATGCTACCTTCGGTACTACCGGCGGTTACGGTATGGATGGTGGAGCTGAAGGTTACAACGCCAATAGCAGTCCAGTAGGTGCAGCTTATACGTCCAGTGCTCCACTACGGACTACTGTAACGGCCTTCCAGTCTACTGGTACTGAACCATTCGTAGCTACCTCCTACTGGAGCTCTACTGAGTGCACAGC